TGTTTTAGGACGATCCATACCGTCCTGGATCGGTTTGAAGAAAAACGGATAGTTAACGGATATTGGGACGACTTTATCTGTAAACATTTTTTTAGCATCTGCTCCAGATTTAGAGAGTATACCAAATCGGGAGTCACTTGATATGGTCGCTTGGTTAACAAGTTCTGCCGAGGACATAAATGAAAATCCAGATCGTCTGTTCTTAAGGTAGCACATCCCGTAACATCTGTTATCTGCCTTACATGCTTCCCAAAATATAAAGAATAATCTATTGGCTTCTCTATAGTCTGGTGCTCCAATATCGATCTTTGACCATTGCAAGTACATGTAATGAGTGCCAGTAATGTAAGTAGCAACACCGTTGTTATAAAACCAAAATCCTTGTTCTCGTCTAGTAAATTCTTCATCTATATAATCGTACCACTTTTCTTTAAAATCTGATGGGTATTCCTCCCAATCAAACCTACTTTTAATTCTATTTAGTTCTTTTGGGTACTCTTGTCTTTCCCAACGTTGTTCCGCTTTTTCTTTACTTCGTTTAAACGGTTCATCTGCTGTTGGTAAAGCAATCCTGAGATTCTGTATTTCAATGATTTGTCCAATTTTTCCAGTTTTACTTATTACTATAAAATCATAATCAGAATTATAACCATAATCCCATTTTTTAAATCTATTGTTTTTAGCTAATATCTTAGTATTTACAACGTCCTTAATTTCTTTACAAAGAGTTTGTTCGTAACTCACTTACTTCTCCCTTCTGCAAATCCTTTAAAATTTCTTTCTTCCTTAACCTCTTTGCTTTTTTCCATTAACATTTCTTCCTCTTCGTTAATTTTTGAAAGAATTTCAAAAGCATCCATTATCGCTAATTTTTTTGTTGCGGCAGCATTTTTTAATCTATCAGCGCTTACATCGTCGTCTGAGTCAACAATCTTTTCTTTTGCCACCTTAATTAATTCCTCAATAGCCTTTTGCCCAGCTTGGATTATACTCTTTTTGGTCTTCTTTATGTCCATATTTAATTAATATGTCTTTTGATTTCATACAATATAATAATTCTTCATCTATCACAAATTCCCACTCTCTAGCATTAGGAAAACCAACTAAGTCTTCTTCAACTATGTTTAAGTTTTTTAACAACTTATTTCCATATTTTAAAATACCTTTGTTAGGTATTGTTTTATCTCCAAGTTTTTTAGAGACTAAAGGCTTCACAAAACATCTATCTAAAAAAGATTTTCTTATATTATTTCTTTCGTATAAATATATTTGATCAACTGAACAAAAATATAAATTATTTTTAAAATAAGATCTACTATTCTTTTCTCTACCTTTCATATCGTAGAATCTTCTAAAAACATTATGATGAACATATACTATATCACCTATTTTTATATCTAAGTTGTAAGCTTTTGGAACACTTACAACTTTAGCTTTTTTGTTTACAGATTTAAAAGTTTCTATTTTAGTATTTAAAATTAGTTCTTTTTTATCTATTTTTTTAACATTATTATATCTTTCGCCAATAGGCTCTATTATATAATCGTAAATACTATTCATTAATATTTTAAATCATATTCTACAGATATAGCCATATTACAATTAAACTTTTTCCAGGGTAGCACTTCATCGTTTTTAGATATAAAAATATTATACGATTGATCTTCTTGTTCAAAAATTATTGTTTTAATAATATGACCTCCATAAACCTCTTGGCCTATAGAATAATGCATAGCATCATTTTTATAATCAGAACCTATACTAATCTTCCTTATCGCTTTTAACATCTTCTTTCACATCAGTATAAGTACCATCTTCAAGGTTAATATTAACAGACCCGTATTTAGATTCTAGTTTTACTTTAAAGTCATCTACTTCTTTATTACAGTCTGCTACTTCATGTAGAAATCTATGTTTTTGAGCTTCTAACACTCCAATATTTTGAATAATATTATTAAGTTTATTCTGTAATTCTTTAATTGATTCTAATTCTTTTTTTGTTATTTTTTTTGCCATTTTATTTGATTTTATTTGATTTTATTGTTTGTTGTTTGTTGTTTAACTCGGAAATATTGTTGAAAAGTTTCCAGGGTTGGTAATAATAGAATTAACATTCGTAAGTGATCCGGAGTTAACTAAATAATTAAAACTTCCCGAGTTTCCTGGACCTTCTTTAAATTCATACCATATAGTTGGATTATAACTTGATAAGTCAGCTGGTTCACCACTATTGTATATAGCTAGCGCTTGTGAAGCAGATATAATAGTATTTGGCACTGGACCAAATTGAGCAAATTGAGTTATTTGACCTTGAAATCCACTAACTGTACTGTTAGTTCGGTTATTACCAAATGCTGAATATTGAGGATTTACTGTCCATTTATCTTCGTTATCCACGCTTAATGCAACACCATTTAAATAAACTTTAATATTTGATATGTTTTGTTGTAAAAACGCACCATAAGAAATATTAAGATTAAACCATTCTGAACTAAGTATATTAGTAGATATATAATCTTTATTTTCTTGACCTGAAGCGCTTTGAACAGATAGTCTTATAAGAATTCTATTTTCTCCATTAACTGTTTTTCTCATAAGCAACACTCGAGCGTATGGACTTGCGTTAGCGTGTCCAACTAAAACAACTCCAGCATTTAATAAACCACCTGCTAGTGTATCTCCAGTATATCTAAACCATAAATTTATACTACTACCATTTGTTATGGTCTGAGGAGTGTATCTAACTTGGCTACTATTTGCAGTTATAAAATTTAAACTGTATTTATCAGTAGTGCCACTTCCAGGTCTTGATACGCCAGGTAGATTACTTATGTTTGGGATAGTTAATCCCATGCCCATGCTCATTTAAAATAAAGCTACTAAATCAGTTGCTGTTGTACCAAGCCCAGTCCCACCAACATTTGCCCCGTGTACTTTCAAAGCTAATATAGGTAAAAAAGAACCAGCTGTTACGCCTTTAAATATTACAATACTTTCATCTTCCATAGTGACTTTGACATTACCTGCTGCACCTACATATATACAAGATCCTCTACTTATAGTAGACGTAGTATCATCAGCTGGTGCTGGATAAGTATTTTCAGTTCCAGTCAATGCTGGTGTTGGTATTTGATAAGCGCTATGTGCAAATACTCTTGGTTGAGCCGCTTCATTGCCTGCTAATCCAGCTATATCTACTTTTATTGTTCCTGCTGCCATTTTTTATTTATTTATTTTTGTAATTTTTTCAGCACCACGACTTCCGAAGTATGCTACGTAAACTGTTACTAGTAAAGTTTTTAATAAGTTTATCCATGATTCATCTACGTCAAATTGTAAATGAAATGAATCTACAGCCATCATGAAAACTGCAGATACTGTTAAAAACGCTAGAGCTAAAGGTCTAGTGTTTTTAGAAAGCCAAGAATCACTTTTCATATCGCTACCCCATCTGCTAGAAACCTCTTTCATCTCAGCTATATCTTGGTCTATAAGCTTCATAGCTTGTTCTTTATCAATAGCCTTAATCTTATTATCACTTGATATAAGATTTTTTACTAAGCCTAGTGTTCCTTGATTAGGAAGTACGTCACCTAACGCAGATAAAACCCTAGGAGCTTTACTTGCTAGAAAAGCCCCTATTTTAGTTTCGTTAAATTTTTTCTTTTCCATTATGTCATCATATTACCCATTTCATCTTCGTAATAAGCATCTTCAGAATCTATATTTAATGGATTGTCTCTTCTTCTACCTTTTCTACCTCTTAAACTTCCACCTATTCCTTTTAAAGTTCCAGAGCTAAAATTAAGACCATTTAAAGTAAAGTTAGGGAAACTTATACCATCTCTTTTTCCAGAAGGATCTTTATCTATAGTAGTTTCTTTTCTTGATGATGGTATTTTAGTTTTTCTTTTTTTACCTGAATCTCTGCTTACTATATCATCTACTTTTTCACAAACACCATTCCAACACTTACTAACGCCTTGACCTAAATTAGTTTTAGTAGTTCCTTTACCTCTATTTTTATTAGTGTTTTTAATAGTTTTATCTCTACCTAATCTTTTATTTATTTGTTTGGCTCTTTTATTTTGACTTCTACTTGGCATCTCTTCTAATTTTAAGTTTTCTTTTTTTCTTATTCATTGATTGAGTAGAGTTTTCGTAAATATACTTATCTCTAGCAGTCTCAGTATACTTATTAGTACCAACCATATTATAATACTCTTTTTTAGAAAGTTCTTTACCATCTTTACTTATATAAAAAGCTTCTTTAGGTTTATTTAAAGGACCAGCAGCTGCTAATCTTTTTTTATATGCTTTTTTAGCTTTTATTTTGTCAATAATACCCATAATTATTTATTTTTAGAACAGCCCATGTTGTTAGCATAGTTAGCCATTTTTCTAACAGACCCAGAATATTTGCCTTCTTTAGATTTCATTATTTTAGAAGCTGCACTACAAGTCGATTCTCCAGGCATATTTTTTTTTACCCATCTTTTGAATTTTCCTTGGTTTTCTTTTTTAATTTCTGGAAATGCCATAATGTTTATTTTTTATAAGGAAAGTTTTTATTAAACCAGTCTTTTCTGTGGTCGCAACCACATCCACCTGGAATCATGTCTGCCATTTTTCTTATACCTGTTACTTTTGTAAATTTTTCTATAGTGTCGCCTAAACCTCTTGATTTCATTTTTTTCTACCTTTTCTTTTTTTACCTTTAATAGCGTCATCAATATCTCCTATTTGATTGCCGACTTCTCTTATGGCTTTAGCTACATCACTTAATTCTTTAGTAGTTAGTTTGTATCTATTTTTTACTTCATAAATCATAGCTACAGCTTTTTCGTCTATTTCTGTTTTACTCCAAAGCAAAGCCCATACGTCTTTTAGATATTGTTTAGTTAATTTCCACATTTTATTTTTCTTTATTATTATTACAGAAGTCTCTAGCGGCTTCAACGCTTGCAAATCCCCATTTTTTTAAAGCCATAGCTTTTCTAGTTGGTTTACCATTTGGTTTTTTCATAGGTCCTTTCATACCAGCAAATCTACAAGCAAAAGAAGTTCTACGCTTGCTTTTACCACTAGTTTGTCTTGCTCCTAGTTTTCTACCTGTTTCTTTAGTGTAATCAGATCGCATTTCGCGGTTAGACTTTTCATAGCTAGCATCTGTCATTGCTTTCTTTTTTTACTTAAGTTTTTAATTTTCTTTAGTACTTTAAAATCTGCTCCAGTAATTCTATTAAATGGTGGAGCTTTTTTAGCTATGTTCATTTGTTTTTTACTTAGTTTCATTTTTTCTTTTTACGTTTTCTACTTGAGGCGCCGCATGGTTGACCAGTGGCTACATTAATCCAGTTTTCTTTTTCAAACCAATCACGAAGAGTAGCACCTTTTTTACGTGCTCCTGATACATTAGATCCCTTTGATCTTTTGTATTTACCTTTACTAGCTGCGGATCTTTTAGCATTTACTACTTTCTTTTTAGCAGCAGCTGACATAGATCTTACTTTGCTAGCAGGTAAACAAACTTTACTAGTTCCACCACCTTTGGTTTTTTTAGCCATTACTTTTTTCTATTTCTTGCTTTAGAACCACCTCCATAGTTGCCAGGTCCACCTGCTTTGGTACATCTCACACCCCAGCCAGAAGCATAAGCACTTGGCCATACCTTAAATTTCTTTTTTGCTGCAGCTTTACAAGCTGGACTAATTTTTCCCATAGTTATAATTTTCTTCCTTTTTTATCAACTTTAACTTCTTTCACTATGACTCTGGTACTAGGCTTTTTGTTTTGTAATTCTTCTAACTGTCTATTAAGTTCTTCTAATTTACCATCAGCTTCCGTGCCATCCTTAATCATACTAGCAGTTATACTAATTTCTTCTTTTAATATATCTTGAGTTTGTTCAAGCGTTTCTACTTGATCTTTTAACTGCATTATCATTTGTTCGTTCCACTCTTCTTTTAACTCATACTCTAAACGAGTTACTTCTACTGGTGGTAATGTCTTAGCTTCCATTATATCTTCTTGTAAAGTGTAATACATGCCTACTATTGTAGTAGTGAACATTATTATACCAATTACAGTTTTTATATCAATTTTAAACTCAGTGTTTTCAGAGATCTTTGTACTCATTAGTTGCGTCAAATGATGGGCATGCTTTATTGGCAAACTCATTGTGTGAATATATAGTAGCAAGCGGATACATCGCCATTAACGTTTTAAGGACGTGTAACAAGCTTTCTTTTTGTACTTCTGTTCTAGTATCCTTTGGTGTTTTACCGTCAGCTTCTACGCCTCCGCAATAACACACTCCTATTGAATTTTTATTGTGATTTTTGCAATGAGCTCCTGATCTATCTATATCTCTTCCTTTCCATATCTTACCATTGATGTCTATATAAAAATGGTAGCCTATGTCTGACCAACCTCTATCTTCAACGTGCCACTTTTTTATCGTGTCAACAGATATGTCTTGACCTTCTCTAGTAGCAGAGCAATGTATTATAATTTCGTTTATACTTCTCATTTCTTTTTCTTATGTAATAACATCCATTTGTGAATAGTGTATCCTATAGTTAAAGTTAACAATAATATTTCTAACATTGGCTCTACCCAGTTTAACGTGGCTAAAGCAAATGAAGATGCATTTAGTAAATACAGCTTCAAATCTTCCATATCCATTATCTATTTGCGTTTAATACTGCGTTTCCTTTGTAAGTACAATTGTTGATTGTCATTGCCGGCATTATTGTACCGTTTTTTGATTTCATAGTTCTTGAACTTAATATAGGTTTAGCTATATTTCTAACAACACCTGCTGGCATTTGTTTTTCTCCGTAACTTGGCATAATTTATTTTTTAACTTGTTTGTGAATTTGGATCTAACATCTCGCTAGATTGTAAAGATGATGGTATAGTAGCATTAGCCATTGTTCCTGGAACTGGCACAGAACCTGGAGGCATTGGCTGTAAAACTTTTTCAGGTTGAGAACTTGGAGCTTTTTCAGTTACAGCTGCTAATATAGCATCAAGCTTATCATCAGTATCTCCACCGGTAATAGCTTTACCTATACCTTTTACAGCACCTTTTAAACCACCACCTTGTTCTTTAGCATTACCTATGCCTTTTACTATGTTACCTATTTGACCTAAACCTATCATAATTAACCTGCTTTAATTTTTGTGTGATTTTTAGGAGTATTAAACGTTTTAACTTCATAAGATTTTGGACCCTTTTTTCTTTTCTTACTTAAACCTGTTTCATTTAATCCAAAATCACTTCCACCTAAATAATCACCTTCTTTAACTGGTAATCCACCTGTAAATACGGTATCGCCAACCATTGGCGTGGATGCTAATCCTCCAATAGATCCTTTAGGAGCATTCATTCCGGAAAAACCTGTCCAATCTGTGTCAGATCCTTCTCCTCCATATATTCCGTATAATTTGCCTTTGCTATCTTTTTTTAATGCAGGCAGGCTTTCGCCAGCAATTGTTTTAGTTGGTGGATCTTTTTCTTTACCTAATACGTCAACATTTGGATTAGCAAATTTTTCGTAATCTCTTTGGTTATTTTTTCTTAGTGCCATTTTATCTTGTTTTATCTTTATTTATGTTAACTACTGATGTTCTTAAAACTTTATTTATGTAGCTATTGTTTTTAAATATTTTATTACTATTTGTAATAGGTATATCTTCTTCACCTAAAATTATACGATACATACGACTAATTAGTTGTTTGCATTTTGTGGATACTTTATATATATGATATTTTTGAGTGGTGCGGTTTCGTTTCCTCCACACTGTAATCCACTCTTGTTTCAATAATCTGTTCCAACGCCTATTGTCCCAACTATATGAGTACGTACCGGTTTTAAAATCTTGTTTTGTAAATAAATCTAAAGCATCTAAATATATTAGAAGCTCTAGATCTGCATCATTAAGCTCGTTGTTTTTGCAAGCCCATTTACGTATGATTCTATAGTGTTTAAGTAAATTTAATTCTTTAAGATCACCTGAGGTGAGTTTTCTCATTTATTTAAAGTTTTGTCCTAAGTTTCTTTTTTTAACTCCTTTTGGGTCAATTGGTGCATCACCAGCATCAGTAGGCTTATACTCTATTTTTTTATTTTTGCCATCCCAATAAAACTCTCTTCTTTCTCTAGTATACTCAGCTAAGTTCTGCTCAGGTGTTACTTTTGTTTCAAATCTAGTGCCTGTATTTTTAGTAGTTCTATCCATATAACCTTTTTTAAACTCTTTAATAGATTTACGTCTACCAAGCGTTTCTTCAGGAAAAGGATTATAAACTTTTTCTTTTAGCTTCTTATATCTTTTAGTCTCAGTTTTACCTTTAGAGCCTAACTTGTCTAGCTTTTTCTTTCTTTTGACTTGCTTGTCTTCTCTTTTGACTTCTGGATCTTCTTTATCTTTTCGTAAAAATGGACTTTTCATATTACTTAGATTTTTTGTTTTAATGATTTTTTACTTGAGTATGGCATATCTATAAAATTATTACTATATCTTGTTCTTTAATTATTGAAAATACTTTACCTTCTATATCTACATTTAATGCAGCATGTTTGTCGTAAAATATTTTATCACCTTTTTTAAGTAGTGTTACATCAGATCCAGGTATTAATACTTCTGCTTCTTGATACCTTATATCTTCTCTTTGCTTTTCAGCTAAGATAAGACCACCTTTTGTTTTAGTGGTCTTTTCTTGTGTGTCTTTTATTATTATGTTTTTACCTACCGCTATCATGCTCTCATATTATTAATTACACAATCTGTAGATAAAATAGTCGTAGCTACTGAAGCCGCGTTTTTTAGTGCACTTTTAGTAACAAGTAGAGGATCTATAATTCCGGCTTTTACCATATTTACCGTATTTCCTGTAACCACGTCTAATCCCATACCTTCTTCAAGTTTACTAAGCTTTTCTATACCTGCATTTTTTAATATCAACTCATAAGGTTTTCTTATAGCACTGTAAAGCACTTCTTCACCTATACATGTTGGCTTTAAATTAAAGCTAGCATTTAATAAAGCTATACCACCGCCTGGTACTATACCTTCTTTAATCGCGGCTTTTGTAGCACAAATAGCATCTTCAACTCTATCTCTTTTTTCTTTTAATTCTATCTCTGAATTAGCACCTACTTTTACTGTAGCGACTTTTGCTTTTAATTTAGCTAATCTTTTTTCTAGTCTAACTAAGAAATTTGGATTTGTAGTTTCTTTTAGTTGATTTTCTAAAGTTTTAATTATTTCATCAACTTCAGGTTTATCGGATAAGTCAACTTTAAGTATAGTTTCTTCAGAATTTGTTATAGATTTTAAACATGAGCCTAAATGCTCGGGTTGTATAAGATCCATATCATCTCCTAAGTCTTCGTTAATAAGTGTAGCACCAGTCACAGCACATAGATCGCTTAGCACGTCTTTTTTACTGATTCCGTATACTGGTGCATCTACAATGTTGACTTTTATATTACCCTTCGTTTTATTCATCGCCAGCGCAGAAACTACTTGTGGGTCAACATCTGCAATAATAAGTAAGCTTTTATTATTTTTAATAATAAATTCAAGAACTGATTGTATTTTTCTAACATTAGGTATTTGTGACTCAACTATTAAAACCAATGGGTTTTCAAGTTCAGCTGTACCTTTTTCTTTATTAGTAACAA